TTATTAAACATTGTACCAAATGCAGCAACCGCTTTTCTTATTTTCTTATGGTAAAAATGAGTTCCAAACATATCTAAGTCTCGTTAGGGTCGCCAAATGGATTTGTTTCAGTAAAGTCTAAGAAGCTATCAGCCTCTGTTTCAAAATCATCGTTTTGTTCGTTTTGTGATAATTGATTATCTTCACCAGTTGCTGTTACAGAGCTTTTTGACGATTGGTTCAATGAATTAGTTAGTGAGCTTACAACTTGTCTACCTGTAACAAATTCATGATATTTACCATCGTCAGCACCAACATTAACTAGATGTAATATATTATCGGAGTCAGAGAACGATGTAACTTCACCAGACATAACAACACCACTTGCTAGTGTTTGTGTTACAACTTCACCACGTGTCCAACCAAGTGATGCTGAATCAAGTGTTAGTAAATATTCATAACCATAGTCTTTTTCAATATCATCAATAACATCAATATTTGTATCAAAGTCTTCGTTATTGTATTCAAACAATTCGCACCGCAATTTATAAGTTGGCAAATTACTTATTTGATAAAAAGGCTGTTCATGCTCAACATGCATAATTTGGAACATGGACTTAGACAACGGTAAAAATATTAAATCACCTTCTCGTGGTCTAATACTATTAATATCATTATCGTATCTATTTACAGTAGCAGTCCATCTACGTCTTGCTACAACAAATGTAGCCTGATCCCTAATCTCAACACCAAATTTAGTGAATAGATCTCCATCTCCATCAAAGCCTTCAATGTTTTCTATATACATCTCAACTTTATACGATGCATTGAATCGTGATGAAACATCATCTCCAAAAACAGGATCTTCATTCACAAGTTCTCTTGGCAAATAATAAACGTCTTGTCCATACATCTTCAGTGACTCTATAACGATATCCTCGTATAGATTTTGTTCTGAATTTACTTTTTGGCTGAAGTAGAGATTAGTTGCCATTTATTACCCCATGAAGAAATCAATTGGGAGTTCGTGGTCCATTCTGATCTTTTCTCTGAGCCTTTCAATATCTTGTGTTGCATCATCAAATATTTGACGACCGTTTAGCATAACACCACCAGGTAATTGCATGCCTTCAAACTTAATAAGGTTAGCACCCCATTGTTGTTTGATAAGTGCTGTTGTATATTCTTTTAACCACATATCATTCCAAATAGCTGTATGAGTATTTGGATCGATTATAGTATAAGCTTCTGCTACAACATAATCATTTACTTGAATATCGTTGTCCTGGAAATCACCATGAATATAAAGCCTGTTTTGTTTTCTTACAAAGTCAACTTGAGGACTACCAGTCAATTTCATATCAAGTAAAGACAAGTATTGTTGCATTTGTTCGTAGTATGCTAGGTCACCAATGTAAGAATGTAAGTCAGCAATATCATTCAAATGCATTTGATATTTAATGTCAAAGAAGTTTCTGTTAATACTACCACTAGATAATGGGAACAATTTAGTAACAGAAATTACATCTGAAGAAATAGGAATATATTCATTTGCAATATCAGTAGATGTAATTTGATGTTTTAGAAATGTTCTATGAGTAGCTTCTGAATGAAACTCTCTATAATATTGTAGAGCCTCATCAACTCTATCCTCTAACTGATCTTCATCAACATTAATTTCAATTACTGGATCGCCTAAACGGCGTTTACAGTAATCTATCAATGTATCTCTTGAATTAGGATTTGCCATTTCGTATTCCTATTTTATCAGTATTTATAATTAATTAAGAAGTGTACCAGAAGCATCATAAACGTCAATTCTATAGTAAGTTCCATCTTGTCCATCAAGTGTATCTGCATCTACATTAAGAGCATCAACAAAAGTTTTATCAACTCTTGTATCAATAAGTGTGTTAACACGTGCTGAAGTATGATATAAATTAGTGCCTTCAGTTAAATTGCTGGTTGTATATGGATCTAGCGTAATTACTTGTTGGAATGTGCCACCATCTGCTGTTCCAATAGTAATTTTACCTGTAGCAGAATCAAAATCAAATGTACTTACGCCTGCGACTGAGACTGTTCCAATACTGTCTATTAAACCATACTGGTTAACATTTATGATTGGTACTAATGAAGCTGAACCATACGTTGCAGCGGTAGCATTCGCCATTTTTGTTTGAACTATTTGGTCAAAAGAACCACCATCAGCCGTATTAATAGTCAATGTATGTGTTGCACTGTCAAATGCCAGTGATGAAACACCTGCAACTGATACTGTACCAGCACTATCTACAAAACCATTAGAGTCAATAGTTAATACGGGAACAAGTGAAGCTGAACCATATACGCCTGCTTGTATTGTTGTATTGGCAGATCTATCTAGTTCACCTGTAAGTGTTCCTGCTATTGTAATATTACCAGAACCATCTTTACTTACAAGAGTACCAGATGTAGGGAGAGTAAGACCAGTAGTTCCTGTTGTTGTAAGTGTCGTAGCATGTGCACCAGATGTAGTAAAGTTTCCTGCTAGTGTTAAATTACCAGTCAAGCTTACTGTTCTGTTAGCGTTATTTACATCTAGTGTTAAAGTTCTATCAGCAGACAGAGCAGGACTAACATTGTTTGAAACTATTCTCGTTTCATAAGCTGCAGTTGTTACATCTCTCAAACCAAATGTAGTTAGATCTGTAATAGAACCAGCTGTTATATTTGGTGTATTGATAGCGGGTGATGTAAGAGTTTTATTTGTGAGTGTCTCAGCGCCGTCAGTAGATACAAGTGTAGAACCACTAATTGCAGCATTTAATTGACCTAAAGTGCCGCTTAAAGTGTTATTACTTAAGTTAATAGTTTTGTTGGTGAGTGTTTGAGTAGCATTAACACCAACAACCATTGACGAATCAAATGTTATTGATGGTGTTGCTGCGTGAGCTCCAGCACCCGTAACTGTTATTCCAGCCCCACCAATAATTGTGTCTACGTAATTTCCAGTTGTGTTCGAGTCAATAGCAATGGTATTAGCTCTGACGATTGTAAGAACATCGCCAGAGTCTAGTGCACTTGGAACAAAATTTGTACTTAAGAAGTCACTGAGTTTTACTACCATTTATCTTTCTTTCTATGCTTGTGCCTCAACCCATCTTAAGAACACTGAGGCCTTAGTACTACCAAACACCATTTCAATATTAATTGCTAAAACATCAGGACCATCAGGATATTGGAAATCACCACCAAGTGGAGCACCAGACATTTCTTTTAATTTTACTAGATTCGATTCAGTAACACTAGCCCCAGAATTTGATGATGATGCAACAAATGAGAAAATTTGTTCACCGGGTTCTGCATAACTTCCAGATGACCAAGTGATATCCCCACCAGCAGCAACTTGAGAGAATGACGGTTGACCACCCTCAGCAGTTGTTGTTAAATTTTTCCAACTTGCATCAGTAAAGTTTCTAGGGTTAATAATACCTGTAACTCTAATTTCACCAACGTTTGAGAAAAATCCACCTGAACGACCAACACTCACAGCAATATTTTCTAGTAACATCTGTGATCTATTTAAAAGATCTTTTGCACCTAGTCTACCTACAGCTGAGTTAGAAACTGAGGGAGCAAGTCTTATAGCAAATGCTGTAACAGGGGTTGTTGAAACAGAAACGTCAGTTTCAGCATAAGTAAATAGATAACCTCTATCTCTTTCAAATCCGCCATCCATAATTAACGAACTACCCCAGTGAGATAGTGTTGGAGAGCATGTATTTGAAATTTCAATAATACCTGTACCACTCGTATGAGGAACAGCAGGACCAGCTGTCAGTGAGTTTGTTGTACCCTGTAGATATTGTGATAAAGTAGCAGCTCTAGTTGCGCCTGTAAAGTTACCTGCGCCATCAGTAGCACTTCTACCTGTATATGTTATAATCTCATTATCAATCATTAATGTACCTGTGTCACTAAATTCTTGTAAGTTATCTACAGGAATATCAGAATCAGCACTATCAATAGCAGACGTCAAAAATGTAATTGGTGAATCATTATCAATAGAGTACCTAACAGGTAAGTTAGATGATCGCATATAAGCTTCATCATTTACGTTGTTATTTTTCATTCTATGGCAATAAACCCATTTGCCGTCTGAACCACGAACCAT